GAGATACAAGTAAGACTTACTATTAATACCTTTAGAGGTATAGAGTACTTACATGTCAGAAAGTATTATCTAGACTTTACCGAAGAATGGCGGCCCTCTCCTGAGGGTGTAGCTATGGAATTGGATTTTAACAATTCTCGGCAGCTTTTTTCAGGTTTGTTAGAAATACTATCGTTGGCAGAATCAAAAGACATCATAGAAGAACATTTTAAAGATTATATAGACGAAATCTATAAATAGTTCTTGACTTTTGCTGGTTCTGTCTGTATAATGTACATATTCCAGTGAGAGTTTTTATGAAAAAATTTTTAGATAAAGCAAGCAAACATTATTATCAAGGTACACCTCTTATTTCTGATGAAGAGTTTGACTCTCTTGCATCGAAATACGACTATAACTCTGTAGGCTACACTGTGACAGATGGGATACCACACCTTTATAAAATGTACTCTTTACAGAAAGTATTTTCAGAACTAGAATTACCTTTGAATTTGCAAGATTATGTATGCACTCCTAAACTTGATGGAGCTGCAGTATCTATTCTATATGTTAATGGGTTACTAGCTTTGAGCCTTACAAGAGGTGACGGAAATGTTGGACGGGATATAACTGATAAAATGAAAGTTTTAGTCCCTAACGAAATTTCTGTAAAAGAAAGTATTCAAATTACTGGAGAGGTAGTTGCTTCTAAAGATATTCCTAATGCTAGGAACTATGCTTCAGGTGCTCTAAATCTCAAAGATATAGAAGAGTTCAAACAGCGAAGTATAACTTTTGTAGGTTACGATATTAACTATACAGTTAAACAGGAAGGACGCTTTTACAAAGAACATACGCTAAAAGCTCTTAGAGACTTTGGTATGTCTGAGGTCAGTACGTTTGATATAAGTAACTATCCTACGGACGGTACTGTATATAGATTGAATAGTCGAGACAAGTTTGATAGAATGGGCTATACAGCACACCACCCTAGAGGCTCTGTTGCTCTAAAAGAACAGAAAGAGGGTCAGATCACCACGCTATTAGATGTAGTATGGCAGGTAGGTAAGAGTGGTGTAGTGAGCCCTGTAGCTATTTTAGATCCTGTGGATATAGAAGGAGCTATTGTATCTCGAGCCACTTTACATAATATAGATTACATACGTAGTCTTGATCTTAAAATAGGCTGTAACGTAGAGGTCATTCGTAGTGGTGAGATCATACCTCGAATTTTACGACGTGTAGATTAAGTGCACCTATTAAAAAATAGTTCTTGACAGAAACCTTAAAATCTCGTATAATATACTTTCAATTTCACGGAGAATACTTTAGTGCAAACTATTCAAGCCCCCACCAACTGCCCTAGCTGCGGTTCGTTACTTGAGTGGTCAAATGATCTTCTTTACTGTAGAAGTAACTCATGTGTCTCTCAAAAGCAAAAGAAAATTGAACACTTTGCCAAAACCCTTAAAATAAAAGGATTAGGCCCTAGTGCTATCAATAAACTTGGCTTGACAGATATCGATGAGATCTACTCCCTTACAGAAGAAGATATTTCTGAAGGATTGTCCTCTGAGAAGTTGGCTAAAAAGTTATATGCAGAAATTAAAAATTCGGAAGCCGCACCTTTTAACACGGTTTTAGCTGCATTCAGCATACCTTTAATCGGAAAAACTGCTAGTGATAAACTCTCTAAAATAATTACTGATATTACTGAAATAAATGAGAGTAATTGTAAAGCAGCGGGACTAGGTCCAAAGGCAACTGAAAACTTATTAAAGTGGTTACATAAAGATTTCTATAGTTTTTATGATGGCTGCTTACCTTTTGATTTCAAGTTTGAAAAAGCCTCTCTTGTAGAGACACTAGGTACAGTTTGTATTAGTGGTAAACTTAAAAGTTATAAAACTAAAGCATTGGCTACTGCTGCCTTGTTGGATAAAGGATATATTGTAAAATCAAGCTTGACCAAAGACGTTACGATACTAGTAAATGAAAGCGGTGTAGAGTCCGCTAAAACAAATCAAGCCAGAAAATCTGGCATAACAATAATTGAAAATCTATTAGATTTAATCGGAGAATAATATATGGCATTGCCAAAATGGACTGAAGAACGTACTGCTGAACTAACCAACTTTGTTGGTGACGAAGCACCTATCTCTCAAGCAACTGTTGCAGAAGCAGCAGCTCAGCTCGAGACTTCAACTCGATCAGTTTCTAGTAAACTGCGAAAAATGGGTTTTGACGTAGAACTTGCATCAGCATCTTCTGTTAGAACTTTCTCTCCTGAGCAAGAGGACACTTTGTCTTCTTTCGTACAGGACAACAGTGGTGAGTATACTTACGCTCAAATCGCTGAACACTTTGACGGCGCAGCTTTTTCTGCTAAGTCAATTCAAGGTAAGATCCTATCTATGGAACTAACCAGCCACGTTAAGCCTGCTCCTAAAGTAGAAACCGTTAGAACTTACTCTGTAGAAGAGGAAGAAACTTTTGTATCTATGGTACAAGACGGCGCTTTCGTAGAAGCTATCGCTGATGCGCTTGATCGCTCTGTAAATTCTGTACGTGGTAAGGCTCTCAGCCTGCTTCGTTCTGGAGATATTGATGCTATCCCACGTCAAGAACACACTAAAGGTTCCGCTAAAGAAGATCCTTTAGCAGATCTTGGTGATATTTCTGACATGACTGTAGAAGCTATCGCTGAAACTATAGGCAAAACTGCTCGTGGTGTTAAAACTATGCTAACTCGTCGTGGCCTTGTTGCTGCCGACTATGATGGCGCGGCTAAGAAAGAAAAAGCATCTGCTTAATCTTTATTAGTTTTTGAAAGACAGGCTCCACGGGGTCTGTCTAAATCTTTGAATTCGGGGGAATTTTTTTGAACATCGCAAGTGCGTTGATAAAGCAAGTGCTCGCACTCCAAGACTTTCAGACTTGGAGTGTCACGCATAGGCATTATTTGCCGAGTGAGTATCATAGCCTGTACAAGGTTATCGATAAGCATTGTGAAGATTTTCATAAAATGCCCACGATTGAAGATTTAAAGTTTGAGATTCGGGACTCAGGTACTCGTGAAAAGTTATACGCTATTGAAAGCGTAGAAGTGGATGCAGATCCATACATGCTTTTAGAGTACCTGAAGAACGAATATGCTCAAAAAGAAATTCTGGACTCACTAGAAGATTATGTCGAGAACTCTGTTGCGTTTGAAAGCGCCCAGGATTCTGTAAATCATCTTCACCAAATCGTACTCGATGTCGAAGACAAGGTTGATTTGGAAGATCCGCAGGAAAGTATGCAACGTATTGAACTGTTTGAGCCAGAAGAAGATTTAGCTAAGTACATGAAACTCGGACTCAATGAAGAGTATGATTACGAAATACAGTTCTCCCCCCGAGATCTTGTTATGGTTGGTGGTCGTCGAGGTGCTGGTAAATCTGTCATCTGTGCAAACATTGCTAATGCAGTGTATGCCAGTGGTAAGTCGGCTATGTATTTCACTATTGAAATGGATAGCCGGTCTATACTACAAAGGTGCTGTGCCATCGCTACTGAAGTTCCTTTTGCTCGTTTGCGTACTCAGAATCTGAGTATTACCGAGTGGGAAAAAGTAGCAAATTGGTGGGCAGCTCGTTATGTTGATGGGCAAGACCGTTTGAAGGAGTATACTTTACACCGTAACTTTGATAAGTTGCATACATCACTTAAAAGTCAGCATGAGCTTCTCCCGACTCAACAGCTGGACGTAGTGTATGACCCTGCACTTACTTTATCCAAGATTCGCGCAGAGCTTGACAAAAAAGTTAAGCCCTTGAATGTTGGTGTTATTATTGTAGATTATATTAATCAGGTAAAGCGGTCGAGTCTTCCCTCTCGCGGAGGGCAGTATGACTGGACAGAACAAATAGAAGTAAGTAAAGCACTGAAATCTATGGCACAAGAGTATGATTGTACAGTATTTTCACCTTATCAGACAGATGCAAGTGGTGAAGCTAGATTCGCTAAAGGTATTCTTGATGCGGCAGATGCTGCATATTCACTAGAAACCTGGGATCACGAAGATGCGTGTATTACGCTGAACTGTGTAAAGATGCGATCAGCCTCCATGAAGTCGTTTACTTCACAAGTAGACTGGGATAGCCTAAAAATTGGCCCTGAGTCTGCACTTACTCCTAAAGAGAAAGAAGATTCTTCGCACAAAACCGGCGAAGAAATTAATGATCTTTAAAAATATTTCTTGACATCTTACCTTCTTTTGCGTATAATATACGGATACTTTAAAGGGGAAAAGCATATGGCAATTACATTTGGCAGTTTACGACATACCACTTCTGGTAGGAAGCGTAAGCCTTTGCCCAAAGCAAAACAGTATACACCTGAATTCAAAGAGCTAGAGACAAGGACTTCTTATAGACGAGAGACTCCTTATTACCCTTCTGCAAAAGCAAAGAGTACTTATATTTCTGCTCCAGACAACTCTTACAAAATAGAAGAGTCTAAGA